CGTTAGAAAGAGTGGGTTCAAATCCACCTTGTGCAGAGTAGTTTTCACCACCTGTCAGGTTGTATACTCTCTTACCGTCTACTGAGAAACTAGTTCCCTGTGCTTCAGATCCACAGTTTGCAATGGCAGATGTTGAGAAACCAACTCCTGATGTCTGTGTAAGACCTCCAGAAACTCCGGTTCTGTGTGCTCCGGCGTATACGTAATCTGAAGTTGTAGCAACATAGGACTTGTAGTAAACACGCTCTGTAGGTGATCTCTTACCATCAGATGCTTTGCTGAGGAAGGTAAACTTCTCAACAATGTTTCCTGCGATTCCTGTGACTGTTCCGCTGTCATCGACGACAACAACGTGCATCTCGTCGTTCTTAGCACTTCTTTCAGAAGCATACTGAGAAGTTCCGGGTTTCTCAGCAATATTCTTCCAGTATACTACGGAATTGTCTAATCCAAGGGTTTGGAGTGAATACCAGTCAGCAACTGTTGTACTACCTGTAAATGATGTAATAGTAGTGCCAGCAGTGCTAACAACTCTCATTGTGTTCAGGAATTCTGAAGTCTGTGAAGATCTGGTGAACGTAAAGACTGCTCCATCTCCTGCGGTACTGATACCAGTGATTGTTCTATCAACTGTAATGAAGTCTGTTCCAATTCCGATAACAGTTGTTCCTGCAGCAACAGTTGAGTTGCCTCCAGTTACTGTGACTACATCACCAAGTCCAACTCCAGTAGTAACGATTCCGCTGATTGAAACATCAAAAGCAGTGTCGATTGTACCAGCAGTTGTTGCAACTCCAACATTGGAGGTTACAAGAGTTGTAGTTGGTGCGTCGAATGAGAATACACCGCCTTGTTGATAAGTTACTGCAGTAGAAACTCCAGCAGCATTTACTGTATCGGTGATATTAACTGAAATTTGATTTGATTCTAAACCAGAATCTGTTCCAACACCAGTAATGATTCCTCTTAAGAAACCATCAAGTGCTTCGGTAATTCCAATTCCAGCAGCAGTTTTTCCTTCTAATGATTGAGTAACACCCATTCCGATGTTAACACCAGCGGTGCTGCTAACAGTAATTACCTGGTCAGCGAATGCATCAATGGTGCAAACTTTTAATTTATTTGCCCATCTACCTGGGTTCTTTGCTGCGTAATGCCAAGTAGTGGCATTGTTATAAGAATTTTCATAATCCTCATAACCTTTGATTTTAAGAGTGACTGAATCTGCAGAAACACCAGAGTTGGCATTATTCAACTGATCATCATCAGTTCTGATTACTCTTAATG